GATTATGGACTTTAGGCTGACCATCCAGAAGGAGTGAATTAATGGCAGGCTTTAATGGACGCGAACTGACGATTGACTGGGACTCTACGACCCTAGTCGGCGTTCGCACTCGCGGCATGACCAACTCAAACGAGATGGTCGATGTCACCACAGACGACGATAGCGGATGGCGCAAGCTTCTTGCAACTCCGGGCGTCAAAAATGTAGAAGTAACTGTGTCTGGCGTTTCTTCCGACGAAGTTCTTCTTGCTGAATTCTACAACGCATCGACCACTGGCGAAGTGTTGAAGGTTGACCTGCCCTCTTCGCTAGCTAGCCCCGGAAACGTATCCGGCACATATCACCTCTCCTCGTTTGAGCTGAATGGCGAGACTGATGGCGCAGTTGAATTCTCTGCCACCTTCATGTCTTCCGGTGCTGTCACCTACACTGCGTCTGCCGCCTGATGAGGACAACGACGCTTAAACTAGCCGGGTCAGAGATCGAGTGCAGCCTTTCGTGGAAGACCATGAAGAGCATCACTGAAAAGATCGCTGACCCGGTATTCATCGCCCAAGAAGTGCAAAAGCAGATCAAGGCCGATGAGGAGGGGAGGCAGTACGACCCTAAAGTGAACCTAGACACAGACGCTTGTGTGAGGATGGTCGCTATTGCCGCTGATATGGAAGAGGATGAGGTAGGAGAGCTCTTCATGGACGAAGGGATCGTCTCAGCCCAAGCTGAAACCGGCAAGCTGCTAATCGCATTGCTCGGAGAAGGCGGAGAGGAACGCAATGTGGGAAAGCGCAAGACTCGGAAGAAATAGTAAAGGTCGCATATCAAGTTTGCGTTCTTGAGTGGAAGATAGCTCCTTCCGAGTTCTGGGAAATGTCTGCCATGGAGTTCCGATGGCTTCAGCAGGGGCACGATGACAAGCAGGAGAGACCCGGCGGAAACGGTTTCTCAAATGGAGATTGGCGTAGAGCGAGAGAGCAACACGCTCAAAAAATGAAGGCGCAAGGCGATGACTAAGGTCACTGGAGCACATATTGAGCTGACGGGCGACGCCAAGCAACTCGATGCGGCCCTAAATGCTGCCCAACAAGAACTTCGTCAAACCGGAAACGTCGCAGAGAAGACTCGCGGTCAGCTTCGCGGCCTAGGCGTCGGAATGAATGCTGCATCCAAGCAGGTCAGACGTGCTAGGAACAGCTACAGAGGTTTCAGCGGAGGCGTTAGGAACGCCTCATTCCAGATGGCTGACTTCGCAGTCATGGTCGATGGCGGGATGGGTGCTAGCAGAGCGCTAGCAACTCAGCTTCCTCAGCTCTTGGGCGGCATGGGTGTGCTTGGCGCTGCGCTCGGTGCGGTCGTTGCCATCGGGATTCCGCTAGGAGGAGTTTTAGCCGATGCTGCGGCAGGAGGGGCCGACGTAGCAGGAGCGTTCGGCGTCCTTGAGCCTCTCTTGGTCAGTGTGGCGTCTGCGTTCAAGGTGCTTGGCGACGTAGCCGTTAATAGCATCAACTTCGTGGTCAACAATTTAGATCAAGTCATAATCACAGCTGGAGTCGCTGCTGTTGCATTCGGCGGACCTCTGGTGGCCAGTTTTATCGCTGCTAAGGTCGCAGCGATGACATTGTCTGGCGCATTCATATTTATGAGGAAGGCATTGATCCGCACAGGGGTCGGCGCGTTAATTGTTGGCGTTGGTTATCTCGTTGAACGGTTTGTAACATTATCTCAACGAGTAGGCGGTGTAGGAGCGGCATTTAATCTTTTAGCTGACATCGCTGCTGAAGAAATGAGCAGGATAGGCGCGAGAGTTGCGGAAATTTTCACGAAGCTGAAAATAGTTCTCACTGAATTTGAGCGAGATGCAGCCGAGACTTTCCAACAATTTATGCCAGACGCTGTTGTCACCGGCGCAAGAATTATCATTAGAACTTTCAACGCTATCAAAGAAGTTGGCCTTGAGGTCTTTGGCGCAATTTGGTCAGCAGCAATGGGCGAAGGCTTTCAGCTTCCCGACATCGGCGCTGCTGTCACTAGAGGCTTTGAGGCCGCTCTTCCTGCCGCTCTTAGAGGGGCAGAGGGCCTCAGAGAATACGGGGAAGAATTAGAAAGATTAGAAGGTCAGCTACGAATGCTACAAGGGGCAGTTGACGCTCCGAGGGTGGCTTTGCAAAGGCTACGCGAACTGCTTTCTGAAGAAGCCGGTGGGGACTTCGATATTCGCGGCATGTTTGGCGGCGGAGGCGACGATGGTGAAGAGCTCGCCAATCAAAAAGACAAATTGAAGGAACGAGTAGATGCACTGAGAAACGCCTTAATACAAGAAAATTCCACTGAGCATGAACTGCTCGTCCAAAAGCTCGCCACGCGAGCAAAACTATTGCAAGAAGCCAGAGACGCTGAAATTATCCAAGAAGAAGAACACAAGGCCATTCTGCTTGAACTGAATGAATCGCATGCAAGCTCAATGGCTGCAATAAAAGAAAAAGAAGTTGGGATGATTACTAGAGCGCAGCGCGGCATGTTTGGGGAGTTAGGAAACCTTTTCAGCATGTTTGCTGGAAAATCAAAGGCAGCAGCGATTGCATCCATAGCTATTAACAAAGCACTATCCATCGCGTCTATCATCCAGAACACCGCAGCGGCACAAGTAAGAGCATTGGCTGAGCTTGGACCGATACTCGGGCCTCCTGCTGCGGCAAAGATCGGAGCGTTTGGTAAAATACAAGCCGCAATCGTTGCTGCCAGCGGCTTTGCTCAAGCGGGTGCGGCAATGTCAGGCGGCGGAGGAGGAACGCTATCTACCATGGCAGGAGGCGGAGGAGAAGCACCTGCTCCAGTCTCACGAAACGTGGCTATCTCTATGACTGGCGGCGACATGTTCAGTCGTGATCAAGTTGTAGGTCTTATCAATCAGATTAACGAAGCTGTCGAAGACGGCGCAGTGGTGAGGCTCACATGACCGTCAATTTTCAAACCAGCTACTCTCTGCCGTCTGGAGATTACCCACTGACCCATGCTCGCATCGGCCATACGCTGAACTGGTTGGATGGCGGCACGGCAAACCCATCAAGCACAGCGACGGGTTTCTTTGCTGACGCGCCAGCGAACACATTGACGTATGAGCGATGGAAGCCATCCAGCTTGAATGCTACGTGGGAGTATAACCACGGCAGCGCGGCTGAATGTGACTATGCTGCAATCGCTGCGCATACGATGGGGACTAATGGCAACATCGCTAGGGTGCAGTATTACGATGGTTCGACATGGCAAACCGTCTCGCAAGCCACGACTGTCCCATCTGATGAGCCGATCATGTTCATCTTTGAGCCTCAGGTAGCGCAGCGATGGCGCATCATCATCACAGAAGGCACCGCGCCCGAAATAGGCGTCATAAAGTTCGGCAGAGCGATGCAGATGGAGCGTCCGCTATATGGCGGTCATGCTCCTGTCCCTATGGCGCGACAGACGGTCCTGCGCAGCAACTACAGCGAGACAGGCGAGTTTTTGGGCAGGGCTAAGCAGCGCTCATATCTGCAAACTCAGTATGCATGGCAGCACCTTGGATCGACTTGGGTGCGAGCGAACTGGCCCAACTTCCAGCTTGCTACTGAAGCTCAACCGTTCTTCATCGCTTGGCGTCCAACGACATTTGGCGACGTGGCATATGCGCAGCTTGATGAGGTGCCTATACCGCAGAACATGGGCATCAGAGACCTGATGAGCGTCTCCATGAATATCAGAGCGCGCGCCTATGACTGATTACCCAGCAGGCCGTGAGCCGATCCAGATTGTCGAGATCTTACAGCCGCTGTGTGAAAATCAGTTCGGCGTGTCTCCCTGCACGGCCACAGGCACCGCTGACACGAAGTGCTACAACACTCGGGCCACCTGCCAAGACACCGCCAACTTCGCACTAGGAACGCCTCTCAGCCTGTATTTTACAAAGGCGCAGTTCCTGCCGATCTTGCGGGAAGGCGCTCGCCAGCCCGACAACCCAGACGATTGGGTGGTTGATACTGGGTTTTGGAACGACGCAGGCGAGTGGTACGACACAGCGGTGTGGTTTGATACTGGCGAAGAGCAACTGAACCCGTTCGACCCGGTAAACAGTACCATGCCGGATTACATCTTTCCGGCGCTTGTCAGCGTATCGACCAGCCCGACGAAGATCAACCTAGCCGCTGCCTCAAGAGACAGCAGGGGACTGGGCAATCGAGCTGTTTGCACCATTCGCTTCAAGGACTTCCAGCACACAGATCGGGTAGTTGACCCGTACGTCAGCGGCAGAAGCTGGGACGCTCTGTCAAAAGATCGCGGCTCGTTTTGGTCTCGCTGGTTGGTTCGGAACAAGTATCGCACCAACATGCAGGTCAAGGTGTATGAGGGATATGCTGGGCAAGACCTGTCAGAGATGTCTGTGCGAATGTACTTCGTGGACAGCGTCAGCAATCAAAACAGCGCAGGCGACATCACTCTAAAGTGCAAAGACGTTCTGGCGCGCATCGAAGAGCGGCAGGCGCAGGCTCCTGTAGCCTCGCCGGGTGTGCTGTTTGCAGACATCACAGATGCCGACACTAGCTTTGAGGTGGCGAACGCTGTTCTTGCGGATTATGACGCCAGCGGCAGTCTACGCATTGGCGATGAGGTGATGACGTATACCAGCCGTGCAACGACCAGCAATGGCGTGACCTTCTCCGGCATCGTTCGCGGCACAGATAACACTCAGGCTAATTCTCATGGCTTCGATGCTTCCGTGCAGCAGTGCATTCGCTATACTGACGCAGACGTCAGCACGGTTCTGGTTGACCTTCTACAGACGCGCGGAGGCATACCATCAGAATTCATGGCAGACTTCGTGGCAGGACAGCCAAGCGCCAATGAGGTCAGAGACTATCTGGGCTTCACCAGAGCTACAAGACTGCTCACAGAGCCATTCAGCATTGCGAAGCTTATATCAGAAATGTCAGAGCAGTTCTCGTTCTACATATGGTGGGAAGAGACTGAGCAGCGCGTCAAGCTAAAGACCATCCGGGGCTTTGATGAAGAGCCTGATACGCTCAATGATGCTATCAACATCATCAGCGGTACCTTGGCTTTGAAGGACAAGCCGCGCGAAAGAGCATCGCAAGTGTGGTTTTATTACACGTTAGAAAATCCAACAGAAGACGAAGACAGCGTAAATAACTATGAGAATTTGTACGTCATTGCTGATCTGGAGAGTGAGACGGATGAATTGTATGGCAGTTCGTCAATTCGAACAATCAAAGGCGCTTGGACGACGCAAAGCATCATCGCTCAGTCAACAGCGACTAAGCTATCCAACAAGTACGTTGACACGCCACAAGAAGCGACCTTCCGAGTAGACATCAAGGATGGCGACTATCAGATTGGCGACACATTCTACATTGATCACTACCTAGACGTCGACGAGTTCGGCGACCGACGCCTGCGACCTTGGACCGTTCTGGCTCGAGAAGAGAAGGTGCCAAATGAGATCGTGGAATATATGTGCGAGGACACCGGCCTATATGGGCGCATCTTCTTCATCATGGCGAATGGCAGCGGAGATTATGACCCCAGTGACGTGCCGTTTAAATCAGCGTATATTGGGAATAACAGTGGCTTGCTGAGTGACGGCAGCACAAGCGCAAAGATCGGATAAGACATGGTGACTTTTTCAACAATCGCAGATGGGTCAATAGACCAAGACAGCCCTATCACGCAGTCTCTTATGACTGCTTTGCGAGACAACACGCTGGCCATTCAGCAAGGCGACGACACTGCGCCGAACATTGTCAGCAGAGCGCTTGGCCTATCCATCGTGACTGGCTCCGTAACTAATACCACGTCAACCACCAGCACCATATGCACCATGAACACAGGCGTAGACGCGAACTTAGCAGACAGCAATTACGCGCTGATGTGCGGTGTTATTGATTGCACAGCCAACTCTGACACGGTCACGGCTAGAGTGTTTTCCAATCGTGTCTCAGCTCCTGCAAATCTTGTGAATGTTCAATTCGGCGGCACAGGCTCTCAGTCGTTCTGTTTTTTGTATGAGACGGGCGGTTCAGATCAATTTGTAAATCTGCGATTTCAGACAACCCTAACCGGCACTGGCACTGCGGTTGGTTACGGCGCAATCATCCTGTTGGGGAGATAAGATATGGCTACGTTCAACAACGGTGAAAGCGGTTCCTCTGTCCGCACCAAGATCAACGAGGCCATCGACAAGGTGGATGGCAACTCTGCGTTTGACAACGACATTGAAGTCAACGGCAACATCTCACTGGGCGACAACGATGAGTTGCGCTTTGGTGATGGCAACGACCTAATCCTTGAACATAACGGTAGCAACGGCGACATCCGCAATAACATTAACGATTTGCTGATACGTAACCTCGCAGATGACAGAGACGTTCGAATAATTGCTGACGACGGTTCAGGCGGCACCGCTGACTATTTCCGCGCTGACGGCTCTACCGGCGAAGCCCAACTTTTCTACTACGGCGCAGAAAAGCTAAACACCACAAGCACCGGTGTTGATGTTACTGGCAACGTCTCCCTCCGTGACAATGATGAGTTGCGCTTTGGTGATAGCGACGACCTGAAAATTACCCATAACTCCACATTTAGCGATATTCGCAACAATACTGGTCTTCTAGCAATTAGGAATGCAGCAGACAATGAAGATGTCGTGATTCAGACAGATAACGGTTCCGGCTCACTCACAGATTACTTCCGCGCCGACGGCTCCACCGGTGAAGCTATTTTGTATTACTACGGCTCAGAAAAGCTGAACACCACAAGCACCGGCGTTAATGTTACTGGCGCTTTAACTCTTTCCGCAGCAGACCCTTTCATCAAACTGACGGACACAAGCACAGGCGTAGACCATGAGATTGACGCCAACTCCGGCGTGGGCAACATGGTGATTCATACTGACATCAACAGCGAGGGCAGTGATCCCAAGCTATTACTAAAGGTTTCTGGCACCACTGGCATCACTGTTAGAGACACCGGCAATGTTGATATTTCTGGAACGCTTACTCCGGATGCTTTGGAGGTCTTTACAAACAACGACAGTCCTCAAGGCAATGTTAAGCTGGGACGGGCGAGTACCCAATATATCGACTTTCACGGCGGGTCATCCGCCAACTTTATGTCGTCGATATCACCATCAGCCAACCCGAAACCACTTAAAATCAAAGTTACGGCGGGTGCAGCGGCCTACGACTATAATTTCACCCACGCTGGAGTGTTTACATGCGCGTCTCTTGTTGAGACCTCGGACGAGCGGGTGAAGTCCAACATCGTTGACGCGGTCTCTCAGTGGGACGATGTTTCAGCACTGCGTCTGTGTAACTACACAATGAACGAAACTAATGAAAGACACCTCGGCGTCGTCGCGCAAGAGGCACAGCAGGTATCTCCCGGTCTGGTCAAAGATATATCAAGCGACGGAGATGGTAGTTTGCTTGGCGTAAACAAGTCGGCTCTGACTATGAAAATGTTTGGCGCACTACAGGAAGCGATGCAACGTATCGAAGAACTTGAATCTAAGATCAACATGTTGATAAATTCTACGGAGGACGACAATGCTTGAATACCACTGGCAAATTTTTACCTGCGAGCATGACATCTCAACAGGCGGCATTAACGCTGTTACTTGGCGCTGCACTGCTTCTGAGAATGTGGGCGAAACCACCTACAAGGCTATCGAAGACGGCATAGTGTCCTTATCGCCAGACCCATCAAGCCCAGACTTTGTGGCCTACGCTGATGTCACCGAGGCGATGGCGCAGGGTTGGGTCTGGGATCAAATCAACCAATCAGATGCCGAGGCTGCGCTTGCTACGGACATCGACGCCCAGAAGAACCCCGTGATTGCCAGCGGCAATCCTTGGGATGCGGAGGAGTCATGAACCTGCAACTTGAACATATATTCGGCGTCGCTGCTCTCGGCATTCTGTCATGGGGTAGCCTGCAAATCTACAGCATGAACGCTGAGTTGGCGTTGGTGTCATACCGTGTCGAGGAGAACTACAACATGATCAAGCCTATGTGGCAGGACTTTCTTATCCGCGTTGAGCCAGTCCACGCGGCAAAGTAGGAGACAATTCATGGCGCGAACAATGGAACAAATTCTGGCGTGGAAGATCATGCCAAGATTGATGATGCTGGTAATGACCATTGTGTATATCCGCTGCATCGAATGGGCGCTTACACAGCCTGATCTGTCTACGCAGCAAGCCAGCCTAGTTAGCGTGGTCACCGGCGCCATGACTGGATCGTTCGCAGTGTGGCTGGGCAGCGAGCGGAAGGAAAGCAAATGATTGGCGCTCTGATCGGCCCCATTGCCGGGCTGGCATCCTCATGGCTGCAAGGTAAAGCGGACAAGAATGCTGCGGAAGCGCAACTTAAACTGAGCGAAGCAGAGGCCAAGGCTAAGATTTTGCTGTCTGAGAAGACCAGTGTGGCCGACTGGGAACGGATAATGGCAGAAGGATCGAAAACATCCTGGAAGGATGAATGGCTAACCCTGCTTTTTTCTGTGCCTCTCATTCTCAGCTTTACCGGGCAGTGGGGCAGGGATGCAGTGTCTCAGGGGTTTGCGGCCCTTGAAGCCATGCCTGAGTGGTATCAATATACTTTAGGCGTGATCGTGGCTGCGTCATTCGGCGTCCGATCCGCAGCAAAGCTGTTTCGGCGATGAAATATGGACATCAGACTCTACGAAGGTTGGCAAGAACAGGAGCCTGCTGTGGAAAATTTAGTTCAAATCTGGCCCATCCTAAGCGGCATAGTGCTTGTCGTCGCTCTGATGATCGCATGGCGAGCAGAGATTACCGTTCGCGTCAAAGTGCTGGAAGAAAAAGTACAGGCGCTTTTTGACCTATTGAACAGGAAATAGAGATGAGAAAACTTGACACGATCATCATCCACTGCACAGCAACAAGATCTGGATGGATGGAAGATTCTCCAACAACCCAAAAGGTTGATGAAGTTAGACGCTGGCACCTTGATCGCGGATGGTCTGATATCGGATATCATTATCTGGTCGACCGAGACGGAACAATCGCTTCTGGCCGACCAGTCGAGCGCTCTGGCGCTCACACAAGAGGCTATAACAGGGGATCTGTCGGCATTGCTCTGTTTGGCGGACACGGCTCTTCTGCAACCGACGAGTTCTCAGA